GCGCTGCACGCCCGGCTCGACAAGGAGTCCCGCGAGCTCGACGGCATCGACGTGGAGATCACCTTCGACGCCCGCCTGCCCGCCGGCTCCCAGATCCCGCCCACCCTCGACGGCCTGGAGCCGACCTACGTCGTGCTCTCCGTCCCCGACGTCGAGCGCGTCTATCTCGAGGTCGTCTCCGGCGAGTTCCCCGAGTGGCGCAAGCTCGTCCACGACCACGACGCGAAGCGGACCAGCAAGATCTCGCTGCGCCCCGACCTGGTCGAGCGGCTCGCGAAGGTCGGCAAGCACGCCGACGGCCCGCTGGTGTGGCAGTTCGGTGGCGAGGACTCCACCGCCCTGGTCTCCTTCCGCGAGTCCGACCCGTTCGTGCACGGCGTCGTCATGCCGGTCAAGCCCGACGACGACACCGCCCGCAAGCAGGCCGCCGAGTGCGAGGTCTGCGGCGACGGCCGCCTCTGCCTGCTCCACGACACAGGCGTCGTCACGCTCTCGGTGGTGCGTGCGGCCGACGACCACGACGACACCGCCGACGACGACGAGCCGGCCACAGGTAATGCGCCGTCGAGTGATCCGCTCGCCGGGCTCGACCAGGTCGCGCTGCGCCGCGAGGCCGCGCTCCTGGTGATCTCCACCCAGTTCGCCTCCACCTCGATGCTGCAGCGCAAGCTCCGCGTCGGCTTCGCCAAGGCCGTCGACCTCATGTGCGACCTGGAGGAGCAGGGCATCGTCGGCCCGGCCGAGGGCACCAAGGCGCGCGAGGTCCTGGTCATCCCCGACGCCATGGACGCCGTGATCGACGCCGCCTTCCCGATGCCGGGAGGGCTCAAGTGAACCGCAGCGAACGACGTCGGGTGATCCTCAACAAGCTCGTCCTCTGCCCGATCTGCAAGGTCCCCGTCGACGAGGTCGCCCAGGCCGTCGCCCGTCTGGTCGCCGAAGGCGGCGACCGGGCCGATGGTCACTACCTGGTCAGCCTGATGATCGCGCACGTCCGCACCCAGCACGGCCCGGCCGCGGCGACGGTCTTCCGTGAGATCGCCGACAGCGCCATGGGGCCGGCATGAGCAACATCGCACCCGCGCTACGCCTGGTTGCCGCCCTCCGGGCCGGTGCGCACCTGGTCGCTCGGCCGCGCTCCGGTGTGGCCCACCTGTACAGGGGACCCGTCACCTCGGGGTGCCGGGTCCCCCGCGGCCGCCGGGTCGTCTGCGGTGCTCGCACCCGGACGCTCACCGTGGTCGAGCTCCTGCCGCGTCGGTGGTGCCGGCGCTGCAACACGCTGACCCGTCCGGCCGCGGAGCTCCGCACCCGTGACGACTGGTTCACCGCGTTCGGCCATCTCGCCGTCACCGACGTCCATGCTGCCGCGCTCTGGTCGCGCACCGTCGACGAGACACACCAGGTCGGGATGGTCGCCCGGATGCTCTACGGCGGCAAGCCCACCGTCGCCGTGGCACGCCGGGCCGGGCTGACCACCGAGCGCCGCGAGCTGCTCAATCTGCACGAGGCCATCGAAGGCCGCCGCCGCTTCCTCGCCACCCGCGAACGCACCGAGGAGGAGCGTGCCGCGATCGCCGCCGGGCACGAAGCCGAGGAGCACGACCGTGCACGTCTCAGCAAGTCCCGGCGAGACGAGGCAGCCACCACGCGGGCCGTCGACCTCGCCGCGACCGGCCACTACCTGACGCCCTGGGAGCGCGCGGCACTCAAGCCCGACACCAGCCACCGACCCACGAGGAGCACCCGCCCATGAGCATGACCGCCCTCGAGATCGAGCCGCCGGACCTCGACGCCTACGCCGAGTTCCTGGAGCGCAAGGTCCGGTTCTCCTACACCTTCGGCCACCAGGTGGACGACGAGGACGTCAACGCCAACCTGCTGCCACACCAGCGCGACCTGGTGCGCTGGGCGGTCGCCGGTGGGCGCCGTGCGATCTTCGCGAGCTTCGGGCTCGGCAAGTCGGTGATCCAGCTGGAGACGCTGCGCCTCACGCTGGCGGCGGCCGGCGGCGGTCGCGCGCTGATCGTGTGCCCGCTCGGCGTGAAGCAGGAGTTTCAGCACGACGCGGAGACGGTGCTGGAGATCGACCCGCCGCGGTTCGTGCGCCACTCCCACGAGGTCGATGAGCCCGGGATCTACATCACCAACTACGAGTCGGTCCGCGACGGCCGCCTCGACGTCAACCTGTTCACCGCGGTCTCTCTCGACGAGGCCAGCGTGCTGCGATCGTTCGGGTCGAAGACCTACCAGACGTTCCTCTCGCTGTTCGACCAGGTGCGTTATCGGTTCGTCGCGACCGCCACCCCCTCGCCCAACCGGTTCAAGGAGCTCATCCACTACGCCGGGTTCCTCGGCATCATGGACACCGGCCAGGCCCTGACCCGCTTCTTCCAGCGCGACTCCACCCAGGCCAACAACCTCACCCTCTACCCGCACAAGGAACGCGAGTTCTGGCTGTGGCTCAACACGTGGGCCGCGTTCGTGCAGTCCCCGTCCGACCTCGGCCACGACGACACCGGCTACGACCTGCCGCCCCTGGTCACCGAGTGGCACGAGGTGCCGGTCGATCACGAGCTCGCCGGTGAGGACCGCGACGGCCAGGGGTTCCTTTACCGCGGCGGCGCCCTCGACCTGAAGCTCGCCGCCTCCGAGAAGCGCCGCACCATCGACGCCCGGGTCGCCGCCCTCATGGAGGTCGTGCGCGAGCACCGCGACGACGGCCAGATCATCCTGTGGTGTCACCTCAACGACGAGCAGCACGCCATCGAGCGGGCACTGGCCGCCGAGGGCATCACCTACTCATCGGTGCACGGCTCCCTCGACCTGGACGAGGCTGAGACCCGGCTCCGCTCCTGGAAGGCCCGCGAGACCCACGCCCTGATCGGCAAGCCCGTGATGCTCGGCCAGGGCATGAACCTCCAGCAGGCCAACCGGTGCGTGTTCGTCGGCATCGACCACAAGTTCAACGACTTCGTCCAGGCCCTGCACCGAGTCCAGCGCTACGGCCAGACCCGCACCTGTCACGCCCACATCATCTACGCCGAGTCCGAGACCGAGATCCGCCGCGACCTCCTGGAGAAGTGGGACCGGCACCGCGAGCTCGCCCGCACCATGACCGACGTCATCCACGAGCACGGCCTGTCCACCACCTCGATCACCGACGCGCTGGTCAGGTCGATGGGTGTCGAGCGGACCGAGGTGGTCGGCACCGGCTGGACCGCCGTGCACAACGACTGCGTGGACGAGACGTCCCGGATGGCCACCGACTCCGTCGACCTGGTCGTCACCTCGATCCCGTTCGCCAACCACTACGAGTACACGCCCTCCTACAACGACTTCGGCCACACCGACGACAACGACCACTTCTGGGCGCAGATGGACCACCTCACCCCCCAGCTGCTCCGCGTCCTCGCACCCGGCCGGATCTACGCCTGCCACGTCAAGGACCGGATCCTGTTCGGCTCCGTCACCGGCGCCGGCCTGCCAACCGTGTCCCCGTTCCACGCCGAGGCCATCCACCACGGCATCCGCCACGGCTTCGACTATCTCGGCATGGTCACCGTCGTCACCGACGTCGTCCGGGAGAACAACCAGACCTACCGGCTCTCCTGGTCCGAGCAGTGCAAGGACGGCACCAAGATGGGCGTCGGGTCCCCGGAGTACATCCTCCTCTTCCACAAGCCGCAGTCCGACCGGTCCCGTGGGTACGCCGACACCCCGGTCACCAAGCCGAAGACGGGCCCCGACGGTTACACCCGAGCCCGGTGGCAGATCGACGCCCACGCCTACTGGCGCTCCTCCGGCGACCGGCTCCTCACCGTCGAAGAGCTCGCCACCCTCCCGGTCGAGCAGCGGTCCCGGCTCTTCACCGAACAGACCATGCGCGAGGTCTACGACTACGAGCGGCACGTCGAGCTCGGCGAACGCCTCGACGAGGCCGGCGCCCTGCCCGCCACGTTCATGTCACTCGCCCCCGGCTCGACCGACCCCCAGGTCTGGCACGACGTCAACCGGATGCTCACCCTCAACGGCGAGCAGACCAAGCGCGCCCAGTCCAACCACGTCTGCCCGCTCCAGTTCGACATCGTCGACCGGATCATCCACCGGTACAGCAACGCCGGCGACCTCGTCTACGACCCCTTCGCCGGCCTGATGACCGTCCCGCTCCGGGCGCTCAAGGCCGGGCGACGCGGCTATGGCACCGAGCTGAACCCCGGCTACCACCATGACGGCGTCGCCTACCTGCGAGCCGAGGAGCGAGCCCAGGACGCCCCGGCGCTCTTCGACCTCCTCGAAGCCGAGGCGGTGACCGCGTGACCGACCTCCTCGACCTCCTCCGCGAGCAGGAGCACGCCGCCGACCCTCGCTCCGAGTGGGTGCACAGCGTGATGCCGAACATGGGCTACGCGTGCGGCGGCGACATGATCGACGGCCTGCCCACTGGCGACGTGGACGGCAACGGTGAGCCTGTCTTCGGTCCGCCGGGCCGCTGGGTGCTCGGCGGCTGGGGCAAGGACACCTGGCCCCAGCTGACGTGCCCCGACTGTCGCGTCGACGGACGCCGCGGACTGGCCCGTCGCGCCCACCTCCAGCAGGCACCCGTCGGCCACGTGTGCCCGCCCGTCGACGAGACCGACGACCGGCGCTGCACGTACTGGCAGGCCTTGCCCGAGGACGGTGCCGCATGACCCGGCTCGTGGACCCCGGCAGCATCGAGGACCTGGTCGGCGTGCGCCGCCACCTCGAGCGCCACTACGCCAAGGCCGTCAACTCGGAGGAGCAGGTCTACATCCTGCACAGCCGGACCTGCCGCGACCGCCACCCCGACCTCCGTGAGTGCCCCTTCTCCCGTGCCCTCGACAACCGGATCAACGTTGACGAGTGGCCGACCGACCTGCCCGTGGTGCTCGCCCACCCGTTCCTCACCGATGGCCACCTGACACCGGGCACCCCGGACAGCGCGGTGCTCGCCGCGATCCTGGGCGGCGGCCGCCGCTACCGGTACCGCGACGAGGCCACCCTCCACGAGGCACTGTCCGCCGTGCTCGACGAGGCCAAGGTCACCCACGAGCACGAGGTCCGCATCACCGGCGGCCGTATCGACTTCGTGGTCGGTCGGGTCGGCATCGAGGTGAAGGTCAAGGGCTCCGTGGAGGTCCTGCGTCGCCAGCTCGAGGGCTACAGCGCCGACCGGGACATCAACGAGCTGCTCGTGGTTACCACGCGGCCGGCGCACCGTGCGGTCCCTGACCGAGTCGGGGACAAGCGGGTCCGGGTCGTCGTCATCGGGGCGTGGTCAACGTGAGTGTCGCCCGCACCTACGGCACCCTCGGCTGGTCCCGGACCAGCCAGTCCGGGATGTTCAAGCTCGACGTCCTCCCCCACGTCGCGATCAAGGTCAAGCGCGTCTTCCCGCGCATCGACCAGGCCCGCACCGGCCAGATCACGATCATCGACACCCCCGAGATCGCCGCCGACCTGTCGTGGTTCCTGTCCCGCTACCCGCTGGAGATGACCCCGGCCGTCCGCGACCGGCTCACCGAACGCACCGCCGAGCACGAGGACTACGTCGGCTCGCTGGACGAGATCCTCGGCGGGCGCAGGCTCCTCGACCACTTCCCTGAACCCGCCCGCCCTGCCCGGCCCTACCAGCAGCAGGCCGCCGACCTGGCCTACCTCACCGGTGGGCTGCTCCTCGGCGACGAGGTCGGGCTCGGCAAGACCCAGACCGCGATCATGCTGCTCCGCGACCCCACCACCGTCCCGGCCCTGTTCGTCGTCCCCACCCACCTGCCGCAGCAGTGGCTCAAGGAGCTCAACGCAGTACTCCCGCACCTGAACGGCCACATCATCACCAAGGGCCGCCCGATCATCCGCGACCACAAGGGCCGGGAGAAGGTCTACGACACCCACGGCGCCGACGTCCTGATCATCAGCTACTCCAAGCTCGCCGGGTGGCGCGACCACCTCGCCGGCCAGATCCGCACCGTCGTCTTCGACGAGGTCCAAGAGCTCCGCCGCACCGACTCCGAGAAGTACAAGGCAGCCCAGGCGATCGCCGACAAGGCCGATCGCCGCATGGGGCTGTCCGCGACCCCGATCTACAACTACGGCGGCGAGGCGTTCGCGATCTACGAGGTCCTCAAGCCCGGCACCCTCGGCACCCGCTACGAGTTCTTCCGCGAGTGGGGCGCCTCCACCCGCAACGACGGCCAGGTCGTCCTGGAGAACCCGGCCGCCCTCGGCGCCTACCTCACCGACCAGGGCCTCCTCCTGCGCCGCACCCGAGCCGAGATCGGCCGACAGCTCCCGCACGAGCCCGCGGAGATCGTCCTCGACGTGCCCTCCGGCACCACCGCGATCGACGCCGTCATGGGCGACGTCGTCCGCATGGCCGAGCAGGTCCTCACCGGCACCCGCGAGGAACGGTTCACCGCCTCCGGCCAGATCGACATGCGCCTCCGCCAGGCCACCGGCATCGACAAGGCCCCCTACGTCGCCGAGTTCGTCCGGATGCTCCTGGAGTCCGAGGAGAAGGTCGTCCTCTTCGGCTGGCACCGCGCCGTCTACGACGTCTGGCTCGACCGGCTCGCCGCCTTCCACCCCGTCATGTACACCGGCTCCGAGACCCCCGCCCGGAAACAGGCAGCCGTCCGCCAGTTCCTCAACGAGCCTGAGCGCCGCATCTTCATCTGCTCTCTGCGCTCCGGGGCCGGACTCGACGGCCTTCAGGGCGTCGCCAACGTCTGTGTCTTCGGTGAGCTCGACTGGTCCCCCGCCATGCACCACCAGGCGATCGGCCGTCTCGCCCGCGACGGCCAGGAGAACCAGGTCGTCGCCTACTACCTCGTCTCCGCTGAGGGCTCAGACCCCGTCATCGGCGGCGTCCTCGAAGCCAAGCGCCAGCAGGCCGAACCGTTCATGGCCGGAGACGACGGCGCCCTCTTCACCGCCCAGGCCGAGGACACCCAACGCGTCAAGCACCTCGCCCGAGCCGTCCTCACCAAGGCCGGCCGACCCGACCCCACCACGAAGGAGCAGGCATGACCATCAGCGAGCACCACCCGAAGCCCAGCGAGGGGCAGCCCCTCGCTGAGTGGGAACGCGAGGTCCTCGAAGAGCAGGCCGAGCTGACGAAGTTCCTACATGTCCACCTGCCTGCCGCGTCGCGGTGCGGCTGCGAGGACCATGAGCGGTGCCCGTGGGACTGGGACGAGTCCGGGAAGCTCGCTGTCGCCCTCATCGGGGCCGGATGGCGCAAGCCCTCCGAGGGCCAGCCCCTTGCCGAGTGGGAACGCAAGATCCTCGACGACGACGCCTGGCCGTGCGCGAACTTCAGTGCGCCGTGGACGTGTCTGATCCCGCCCGACCACACCACTGTCATGACGCGGTGCAGCTTCTGCGTCGACCAGGCGGCGGCCGCTGTCGCCCTTACACCCGAGGAGCTCGAACGCCTTGCCGGCACTGCTCTCGTTCGCGAGGAGCAGCCTGTCCTATCCGGTGACGAGCAGTGATGGCCGCGATCTATCCGGGGCAGCGCCCCCTCGTCTTCCGCGAGCCGCTGGCCGGGTTCCCCGCGACGTTCCACGGCCAGTGCTGCATGTGCACACAGCCGATCAAGCCGAGGCAGGTCGTCACTGACCGCGGCAAGGGTTTCGTGCACCTTGCCTGCGCGGAGGGCACCCGATGAGCGGCGAGGTCGGCGACGCACGCAAGCGTCTCGCGGAGGCCGCAGACGTCGACCAGGCACGCATCCATCGTCTGCTGTCCGGCGACGCCACCCAGCTGACGGAACTGGAGAAGGAGCTGCGCGACTGGCTGCGCGCCCAGCCTGGTGGTGGTGGCTGGTGGGCGGTCATTAAGGCCGGCTTCCAGCGGTCCCGCGACCTCGGCCGTGCCGACCGTTCAAGTAGTGACGGGCTGCGCGAGGCGGTGGCGGCACTGGCCGCGAACTGGGCCCGGCTCCACGCTGCGGCGATGGACCCCGAGTGCCGCGAGTGGACGGACGCCGCGAGCAAGAGCCTCCGCGCCGTACTGGCCGCCCACCCCGCCCAGACCGACGCGGGAGAGCGCCCGTGAGGCCGACCCCGATCCCGGACGCCGAGGTCTGGGAGGGCGCGGTCCGCAGGGTCATCTCACCCCCGGACGGCGACCTGACGAATCCGGACATCGCGCCCGTCGAAGCGGTGATCGACCGCTCTCCATCGACCGGTGCGGTCAACCTGTCGGTGCGCATGGAGCTCGAGGACGACGACCTGGAGAAGCTCGCCGCCGGCGGCATGGTCTGGGTCACGTTCTGGGGCCACATCGTGCCCTTCGCGGTCACCGTCGTTGAGCCGGCCCGATGAGCGCCGACCTGGCCCGCTCGTGGCGCGTGTTCATCGACGCCCTCGAACGCGGCAACCGTGTCGAGCGGTTCGCGGCATGGCTCGCACGGAGGGCGAGCCGATGAGCACCAACTACACGCGTCTCGCCAAGGGCATCAGCGAGGCGGCGTTTCAGACCCGGATCACTGAGCTCTGCGCGTGGCTCCGGTTGAAGTGGCACCACGAGACCGACTCACGGAAGACCCGCAAGGGCTGGCCTGACCTGGTGATCGCCGGCCCGCACGGTGTCGTGTTCTCCGAGCTCAAGAAGAACGAACGCGAGCGACCGTCGCCGGAGCAGGAGGAGTGGCTGAACACGCTCCACGCGGCCGGCGCCCGCGTCTACGTGTGGCGGCCCGCCGACTGGCCCGAGATCAACCGGGTGCTCCACGAGCTCGCTGGACGCGCGTGCCCGAGGGAGTTCTCTGTCTAATGCCATGGGTCCGGTTCGGCGACACCGCCGCCACCTATCCGAAGCTCCTGCTGATCGCGGGGCTTCCGGGTGCCGACGCGCGCGCCGTCAACGAGGTCCGCGGCTGGCTGTACGCGTGCGCAACCCAGTCGGGCAACCACATGACCGACTACGTCGTCGACCCGGGCACAGCCGCGCTCTTCGGCGGCAGCCGCACCAAGAAGCTCATCGACTGGTGCGTCAAGACCGGACTGCTCACCCCGGTCAAGATCTCCGGCGTCGATCACTGGGTCATCATCAACGACCCCGAGTTCATCCACATCCGCACCCGCGCCGAAGTCGAATGGGACCGCCAACGGCAAAGCGACACCGCCAACGTCGGGCTCACCGTCCCTGTCCGGCTTCGCGACGGCGACAACTGCCGCTACTGCGGAGTGCTCGTGCAGTGGATGGGCAGGAAGTCCAACCGCTCCGCCGAGTACGACCACCGCAACCCCGGCCAGGCCGCCACCGTGGACACCCTGGTGGTCGCCTGCCGGACCTGCAACGGCGCTCGCCAGGCAAACCCTCAGTGGGACGCCGACCACCCCCTCCGCCCTGTCCCCGCAAGCCCCAACTACACCGAGCCCACCGCGAGGTTCCTCACGGTCAACGGCTACCCGATCGAGCCCAACGTCCAGCCAGACGCACTCACCGCTAGCAGCGCGGACACCGCAGCCGAACAGGCGCGACCCGCAGCGCAGCACCAGACGCGAGAGGCCGTCGACGAGCAGGCCGACCAGGTGCCGGAAGTACCGCAAGAACTCGACGCGAAGTCACATACGGGCTCGTTAGGAACTGGTTTGTCCGGGACGGGTCGGGGCGGACCGGGACCCGGGCCTAGTCCTACTCGACGTAGAAGCCGAGGTGGTCGAGGGCGAAGGCGACCTCCAGACCCAACGCTGCCCGAACCACCTCCACCCACGCCCAGCCAGCCCGAGCGCCGCCTCACTGCCGCCGAGCTGAACGAACGAATCCGAGCCGAAACCGAACGCCGGCGCGCGTCACCTGACCAGCCCGAGGAGACCCAGTGATCCACTGCCTGAACTGTGGGGCAGAGACCAGCAACGGCCTCGCGCTCTGCGAGCTCTGCCAGCGCAAGGTCCTGCTCGCCCTGGAGTTCATCCCGATCTACTTCCGCAACCTCGCACGGTGGCGTCCCGGTCGTGCCGGATCACGTCCTGTCCCAGGCTCACGCGTCCTCTACGACGGCGACCAGGAACAGGGCACCGGCGACCGCATCAGCGACCGGCTCGACGAGGCCGCCAGCGCGCTGACTGAGCGGGCGCAGAAGTTGGTGGAGGCTCGACCGCACCTCGCCCGTCTACTCGACCGCCTAGCCGCTGCGCGGGCCGCTGAACGAGTCGACGAGGCGCAGGCGGTGGCGTGGCTGTGCCGAGGGTTCAGCAGGTATCTGGCCTCGCTCTCCACGCTCGACTGGTGCGGTGAGTTCGTCAGCGAGCTGGCGCACCACGAGGAGACGTTGCGCAGGCTCACCGAGACCGCCGTGCCCGGCTGGTACGCCGGTGGATGCAGCCACTGCCACGCACCCACCTACGTCGTTCCCGGCCTCAGGTGGGTCACCTGTCGAAGGTGCGGAGCAACGACCTACGCCGGCGACCACCTCGACACCATCCTCGACGAGGCGCGCAGCTGGGTCGCCCGGCCGATGCGGCTGGCCGAGGCGGTCGTCGCGCTCGTTGACGAGGAGCTCAGCGTCCAACGGCTGCACAAGCGCATCAGCAAGTGGGGTGAGCGGGGCCGACTCACGGCGTTGCGCAGGCTGGATGCGGACGGCGATCCGAGCGGACCGAAGCGCTACCGCCTGTCCGAGGTTCTCGACGTTCTGAGGAGCGAGGGCGCGACACGCGTCACCGATGGAGGTGACCCGGATGCTGCGGTCGTGTCGTGACCTGGGCTACCCTTTGTCGCAGTTGGCGACGTATCGGCGCGCCCAGGTGCCGCGGTCATGATGCGGCCCACGCCGAAGGTCTACGGCCCGCACCGCGAGGAAGACAGCCCGCGAACCGTCACCGTATTCGCTCGCCACCGCGACGGTGGCGACCACGAAGAGCTGATCCCCGAGGTCATGCTGCGTCAGCGTCGCGTGATCAACGAGCGGGCGGCACGCGAGCCGGCCGACTCGGAGCGCTGATGTCCAAGCCGCGCTATCGCTACGCCCACCAGCAGGAGCGCAAGCGCTGGGCCAAGGTCGTCGCCGCAGGCGAGGCCTACTGCGCCGAGCCGGTGTGCAAGATGAAGTCGCGGTGGATACCAGCCGAGTGGGCGAGCACGCAGCTCTGGCACCTTTGCCACGATCCGAGCGGCACCATCGTCATCGGTGTCGGTCACCGCAAGTGCAACCTCTCCGAGGCCGCTACGCGCGGCAACAAGATGCGGGGCCGGAAGGGCAGCCGGAAGGCCCGCGAGGTCCGCACAGTGCGCCGCTCGACCAACCGTTGGGTCATCTGATGCGACCGACGGGGTGGGGTGGGTCGCATCTCTGCGGCGTCGCCCTGAAGACCGCCGCCGTCTTCATCTCCCCCCTCCCGCCCTCGACGGCGTCACCGTGACGGAACGGAGGTCGCGATGCCGTACTCCGCCAACGTGATCTGCTCCGAGTGCGGCGAACCGTTCAAGACTCAGTCTCCGCGCGCGAAGTACTGCTCGGCGAAGTGCCGGAAGGCGGCCAACCGCCGGCCCTCGAAACAGGGGAAGTCGGCGGCCTCCACTGTGACACCTCCGCCGCCCGGCGGGCTGATCTCGCAAGTGGCCGCAGATCTCGAGAAGGCACACGCGCTGGACACGATCCCGGGTCGGGCGGCGCTCGCTCTGGCGTACCGGATCGAGTCGCCGATGGAGACCGGCTCGGCCGCCGCGTCGATGACGAAGGAGCTCTCGCGTCTGATCGCCGAGGCGCGGGCCGAGGTCGCCCCGAAGCTGGGCGACGCGGGTGACGAGATCGAGGCCCGAGTCTCGGCCAAGCTGCAGCTGGTGCAGTGAGCCGCGCCAAGCTGCCGGCGGTGCTGGCCGATCCGGAGGCGCTGGTCCCCCCGGCGTTCTACCACTGCCCGGAGTACGTCACCACGATCGGCCCCGAGGCGGTCGACCTGGTCACGCTGTTCGGCCGCACTCCGAATCCCGAGCAGGCGCTGTTGCTCGACGACTCGTTCGGGATGGATCGCCGCGGCCGGCTGGCCGCGTTCGAGATCGCGGTCATCGCCTCCCGGCAGAACCTGAAGACCGGCTTCTTCGAGTTCCGCGCGCTCGCCAAGGCGCTGCTGCTGAAGCGGCCGCTCCAGATCTGGACCGCGCACAAGGAGTCGGCCACCGACCAGGCGCTGGCCGACTTCAAGGAGATGATCGAAGCATCCGCCGAGCTCTCCCGTCGGGTGAAGGGCTTCACCGAGGGCAAGGGTGCGAAGTCGCTGCAGTTCGTCAACGGCTGCACGATCGTGTTCCGGCCCCGCACCGGCAAGGCCGGACAGTCGATGTCGGCCAACGACGTCGACCTCGACGAGCTGTTCGCCGCAGAGCCGAGGCACCTCGGCTCCCTGCTCCCGACGCTCTCGACCAGGGCGAACGCCCAGGTGGGCATGGCGTCATCGGCCCCGCACGAGGGCAGCGACTACGAGCGCACCGTCATGGCACGAGGGCGCGCCGCGTCCGAGGGTCGCGCGGTCGAGCCGCGGCTGCTGTACGCAGAGTGGTCGGTGCAGCGTCTCCTCGGCACCAACCTCGACGGCTCCCCGAAGTACGGCCCGGCACCTTGCGAGAGCGAGGACTGCGGTCACGGCATCGACGCTGTCGGATGTATCGCCGACAACCGCGAGATGATCAAGCTCGCAAACCCGAGCGTCGGCCGCAGCTCGGCCCCGGCCATCGGCTGGGACTACATCGACGACGAGCGCCGGGTCCTGCAAGACGCGATCGAGGAGTACTTCCGCGAGCGGCTGAGCTCAGGGTGCGAGGACAAGTCCACCACTGGGCAGACGATCTTCGGCCCGGCCGCCCACTGGCAGCGATGCGGGCTCGACCTGGAGGACGAGGACGCCGAGGTCGAGGCGCCGCACAAGCCGGAGGCGATCGGGATCGCCGTCTCCGTCGACCGCACTGTCGCCTCGATCGCCGCCTCAGCGATGCTCACCTTGGTCGCTGCCGACTTCGCCAAGGGCCGACGCCGCGAGGTGACCGACGATGACGACGCGGAGATCGAGACCATCGAGGTTCCCTACGTCGCTCCGGTCGACCGCCGCGACGGAGTCGCCTGGGTGATCGCCGAGGCCAAGCGCATCCAGGACGACACCGAGTGTCTGGTGCTGGTCGATGAGAAGGGTCCGACCAGCGACCTGATCAAGGACCTGGAGGACGCCGGGGTCAAGGTCACCACCCTCACGCTCGACGAGTGCAGCGCGGCCTACTCCCGGATCTACGACCGGGTCACGATCGGCGGCCTCATCCACCCAAACGCCAGCGAGCTGGACGACGCGGTCGGCGGCGCGGCCTGGCGCATGGTCGGCGATCGCCGCGTGCTCGGCCGCCGCCAGTCCGTCGAGGAGGTCTCCATGTTGGAGGCCGGGACCTTCGCCATCTACGGCGCCGACGTACTCGGCGCCGGATCCGCCTACGAGGAGCGAGGTCTCAATGTTTGGTGACCGTGACCGGCTGCTGAAGACCCGGCTCCGCGAGGAGTTCGTGGTCACCCTGCTCGACGGCTCCGGCTGGCGCGGCGTCCTGTACGCCGTCGACTCCCGCACCGTGATCCTCCGCGACGCCGAGGCTCTGTCCGACCAGGCCCGAGGTCCCGTCGACGGCGAGCTGATCCTCTCCCGCGATCGCATCGACTACATGCAACGGCCGTGAAGGAGGGCTGATGGTCTTCCTCTCTGGCGGCGTTGCCCGCCTCACTCCCCCGGCTGCCTACGGCGGCACCGACAACCTGATGGGCCGCGTCGTCCAGGCGCCGGCCGAGGGCCTGCGGCTGAACACCACGTTCGCCTCCTACGGCAAGATCTACGAGACCCACCTGTGGGTGGCGGTGCTGGTCAACAAGCTGGCCAACGGAACCGCCCGGCTTCCGCTGCCGGTCTACCGCCGGACCGACACCGGTCGCGATGACGCACGCGAGACTTCCTATGCGCGCCTGCTGCGCAACCCGAACCCGGTCATGGACCGGTTCACGTTCTGGCAGTGGACGTCCTCGACCTACGACGTCAACGGCGAGGCGATCTGGATCAAGGTCCGCCCCAGCCCAGGCGCCGAGCCGACCCAGCTGTGGCCGCTGCACCCGGCGAACGTCGTCACTGAACGCGACGACGCGGGCGTGCTCTGGTACGTGTGGCGCTACGCCCGCGACCTCGAGCTGCGCTGGCCCTCGCACGACGTCGTCCACTTCCGCACGTTCAACCCGGCCTCGACGCTTCGCGGGCTGTCAAGGCTCGAGCCGCTGCGGGCGACGCTGATGAACGAGGACGCGATCCGCCGGGCGCAGCAGGCGTTCTGGAAGAACGGTGCCCGGCCCTCGGTGATCCTGACCCACCCGAAGGAGCTCCGCGGTGGCGCCGCCAAGCGGGTCAAGGAGTCATGGCAGGAGGCCCACGGCGGGATCGAGTCCTGGTCGAAGACTGCGATCCTCGAAGAGGGCATGAAGGCCGAGGTCGTCCAGCTCTCCTCCGAGGAGATGCAGATGATCGAGTCGCGCAAGGTCAACCGCGAGGAGGCCTGCGCGATGTACGACGTGCCCCCACCCGTGGTGCACATCCTCGACCACGCCACGTTCAGCAACATCACCGAGCAGATGCGCTCGCAGTACCGAGACACCCAGGCACCCCGGATCGGCATGTTCGAGTCTGTCATCGACCACCAGCTGCGCCCCGACTTCGACCCGCACGGCGAGCTCTACGCCGAGTTCCTGATGGACGAGGTGCTGCGCGGCTCATTCGAGCAGCGCGCCGAGGCCTACCAGAAGGCCATCAACTCGGGATGGATGCAGCCGGCCGAGGCCCGGGACAAGGAGAACATGCCAGACGGCGGCGAGGCGTCGCGGCGCCTGTACATCAACGGCGCTGCCGTTCCTCTGGAGCTCGCCGGCGGCAGGCCCGCCGGACTGGCGGGAGACCCCGACGACGAGGCGGACCCGGTCGAGGTGCTCCGCACCATCGCCGGCCGCCTCTCGCGCGCCACCTCCCCGGCCGACGTCGACGCGCACGCGTTGCTGCGCGGCCTGCCCGCCGCGGCCGCCGACACGGTGTCCGCTCACCTGAACGCTGCCCTGGTCCGGGGCGATGACATCACCACTCTGCGGCGCTCCCTGGCCGCCTCACTCAGCGAAGGAGATCAGTCGTGACGAACACGATCTGCAAGACCGTCGGCGTGGTGACCAAGGGAGCCGATGACGCCGACTCCGAGCACGGCACGTTCGAGGTCATCCTCTCGACCCCGACCGAGGATCGTGACGGCGAGGAGGTGAAGGCCGAGGAGTGGAAGACCCCGCTCCCCGACCACATCACCTTCGACATCGACCACGGCATGAGCGTGGCGACCACCGTCGGGTCCGGCGCACCGACGATCGACGACGACGGCAAGATGAGGGTGAAGGGCAACTACGCCTCGACCCCGCTCGCCCAGCAGACCCGGGCCCTGGTCAACGAGGGCCACATCAAGACCACCTCGGTCGCGTTCATGCGCATCGGGAAGAAGGGCGCCGACGGTCCGAAGCGCGAGCTGCTGAACGGTGCGTTCGTCGCGGTGCCGGCCAACCCCGAGGCGCTGGTCCTGACGTCGAAGGCGCTGGAGGGTGAGACCTCCCCCGACACCGTGCTGAAGGGCGCGATCGAGTCGGTGCTGAAGGCGCTGGCCGGTTCCTACGAGGAGCGCGAGCGCGCCGTCTACGACGCCGTCCGCGGTCGCTTCGACGAAGAGGAAGGCGTCTACGCCTGGCCGGTGGCCACCTTCGACGACAACGTGGTCTACCGCGTCTCCGGCGGCGACGAGTCGGGGACCACCTGGCGCGCGCCGTACACCATGGCCGAGGACGGCACCGCCGAGCTCGGCGAGGCCGAGCAGGTCGTCATCACCGAGGTCATCACCACAGTTTCCGAGGGCAGCACCTCCGCCTCCGACGACGCCGACTCCGCCGCCAAGGCCGCCGAGTCCGCCTCTGAGGACGCCGAGAAGCGGGCGCTCGACGCTGAGAACGCCGCCAAGGCGGCCGCTCTCAGCAACCTGGCAGCCGTGCAGTTCAGCTGACAGACGCTCCACCCCTCCCGCACACCACCACCTATCCGCCCTCGCGTGGCGGAGAAAGGGGTCTGGCTGTCATGCCTACCCTCAAGCAGCTCGAAGAGCAGGGCACCGCGCTCGCCCAGAAGCAGCTCGAGCTCGTCCACACCGACGAGCGTTCGTGGACCGAGAAGCAGGCCGAGTTCGACAAGATCGGCACCGACCTGACCGCGGTCCTCGACCAGCACAAGGCACTCAAGGGTGTCGAGAGCATCGAGGCCTACCTCGCCGGCACCGCCGAGGAGCAGGGCGTCAAGCAGGGCGACGAGGACCGCCGGTCGCGCAAGACCATCGGCCAGCAGATGGTGGACTCCGATCAGTGGAAGTCCATCACCGGGCAGAAGGGCTCCCGGTTCACCTCCGGCGCGATCGAGGTGAAGGACGTCACGGTCACCGACCCGGTCAACCCGGGCGTGATGCAGACGACCATGCAGCCCGGCGTCGTGGACATCCGGTTCCGCCGGCTGACCGTGCGCCAGCTGCTCGCCCAGGGCGCGATGGACAACCCGGCGATCTCCTACCTCGTGGAGACGGCGGTCACCAACGCGGCCGACGCGGTCGAGCGGGGCGCTCTGAAGCCGGAGTCGGCTCTGACGCTGGACACCGTGACCGAGTCGGCCAAGAAGATCGCGACGACGCTGACGACCGAGGACGAGATCCTCGACGACCTGTCGTTCGCGCGGTCCTACATCGACGGCCGCCTCGGGACGTTCGTCGAGCTGAAGGAGGAGGACGAACTCCTCAACGGTTCCGGTGTGGGCGCCCACCTCACCGGACTGCTGAACCGCGCCGGCCTCGCCGCCGCGGTTCCGCTCGGTGTCGACACTCGCCCGGACGCGCTGTACAAGCAGATCAACGCGATCCAGACGACCGCCTTCCTCATGCCGGACGGCATCGTGATCAACCCGGCCGACTGGCTGGAGATCAAGCTGGCCAAGGACGGCAACGGCCAGTACTACGGCGGCGGCCCGTTCGTCGCCGGCGTCGGTGACGTGCTCTGGGGTCTGCCGGTCGCGGTCACCCCTGCGATCGCCGCGGGCACCGCGCTGGTCGGCGCCTTCCAGTCGGCGGCCCAGGTCCTGCAGCGCAAGGGCCTGACCGTCGAGGCGACCAACACCAACGAGGACGACTTCGTGAACAACCGGGTCACCTTCCGGGCGGAGGAGCGCCTCGCGCTCGCCGTCTACCGGCCCGGCGCCTTCGGCACCGTCACCGGCCTCTGAGACGTCTGGGGCGGGCAGAGACGTCAGTCCCTCTGCCCGCCCCAGGCTCACCCACGACGAGGAGGACGCCATGAGTTCCCCGAACCGAATCCACCTACTCCCGGAAAGAGACAGGATGATGGCCGAGACCTACCGCCAGAACGCCGACGGCTCGAACAACCCCACCGGTAAGGCCGAGCCCCAGGACGCCCCGAAGGTGCACCGCGGCTCGCCCGTCGGGAAGGTCGTCAGGCCGCCGGCCGAAGACGCCAAGCCGACCGGGCAGAGCCAGGCCAGCACCAAGGCGAAGAAGCGGGCCTGACTCAACCATGGCCGTGACCGCCGATGAGCTGCGGACCGAGGTAGGTGCAGGGAGCACGGTGGCTGACGCCGTGCTCCAGAAGCTCGTCGACGTCGCAGATGCCCTGGTCGACGACTACGTCGCGTCCGCGGCCGAGGGCATCGTGGTCCCAGAGCTGATGGTTGACCAGGCCTGGCTGGCGTGCGCGGTTGAGCTGTTCAACCTTCGCAAGGCGCCCAACGGCGTGCTGAACCAGCAGTACGAAGGCGTTGACGGCGGCGTCCAGTCGGCCCCCATCCGGATCAGCGGCGACCCGCTGAGGCCGGTGCGACCGTTGCTGGCTCCCTGGATCGGTGGCCTGACGACGTGAGCAACGCTCTGGAGGACCTCCGCGCCGAGCTGCAGGACGCGATGAACACCGCCCAGCTGGACGCCCACCTCGTGACTCCGGAGATCGTCAGCCCGCCCGCCACGTTCGTCGGACCCGGAGACCCCTACGTCAGTCTCGAGGGAGCCAACATCGGCTGCGTCATCGTCCGCCACGAGATCGTGCTGGCCGTCGGGGTCGGCGTCAACGAGGTCAACGCCGCCGAGCTCGACCGGCGGTTCCTCGCCGCCCTCGCGGCGCTGCCGGGCCACTACGCGGTCGAAGGCTCCTTCACCGGCCAGGTGCCCCTCAACGGACAGCAGTACCTCGGCGGCGTCCTCAGCACTCTCACCGAGATCCAGATCCCCGAGCCCGAGGAGAACCCGTGATCACTCTCGAAGACGTCAGCGAGCAACTCGACGCGATCGCCGCGCTCGACCCTGCCCGTGTCGGCGACTGGTCCGACGAGACCGTCTCTGCTGTCCTCGCCGCCGAGCACGCCGCGCAACGGTCCGTTCTCAACGTCCCGTCACCACGTCCGGTCGAGGTCGACATGGCGCTCATGATCCGCGTCCTGCACAACCTGGCCACCACCAACGGTGACCCCCTGGTGCGTGTCGGCGTCCACGCCGAGGGAGTGCGCGAGATCGAGATGCCCTACAGCAAGCGCACCCAGGGCAACGCCGAGCCGGACCCCACCCCCACGCGTCGCGGCAGCAAGGCCGCGAAGAAGACGGCTGCCACCACGGCCGCCACCACCAAGGAAGGAACCAGCTGATGGCAGCCATCGGAACACGCAAGCTGAAGCTCGAGGTCGACGGCACCGAGTACTCGCCGGAGGTCTCCAACGTCCGCATCACCTCCGGTGAGGCGGAGAGCGACTTCACCACGTTCGAGGAGGCCGCGCAGGGCGGTGCCCGCGACTACGCCCTGGTGGTCACCCTCGTCCAGGACGCGGCCGCCGGGACGCTGTGGTCGCAGATCTTCGACAGCGCCGGCACCGACGTGCCCTACTCGGTCCAGCCCTACGGCAACGCGCTGGCCACGGTCGGTGAGCCGCACTTCGAGGGCACCTGCACCATCACCGAGCCCGACGGCGACCTGCTCGGCGGCGAGGCCAACAAGTCCAACACGGCGAAGATGACCATCGAGGTCACCTTCCCGTGCACGGCCAAGCCGGCCAAGGTCACCACGTAACACATGGTCGATCGCCTGGGCTTCCGCGTCGAGGGTCTGTCGCAGGTCGTTCGCGCCCTGCAGACCCTCGGCGTGGAGGTCGAGGACCTGAAGGACGCCTTCGGCGAGATCTCCCGTGAGGGTGCGCAGTTGGCGTCCCAGTACGCCCCTCGCCGGTCTGGCCGCCTGGCGGGCGACGTCCGCGGCAACCGAGCCAAGTCCAAGGCCGTCATCACCGCCGGCCGTGGCTCGGTGCCCTACGCGGCGCCCATCAACTACGGCTGGGCGAAACGCAACATCGCGGCCTCCGGCTTCATGCAGAAGGCCGACCAGGCGCTGCAGCCCTACGCGCTGCGGCGGCTCGAGGAAAACATCAACCGCAACATCCAACGAGAAGGACTGACCTGATGAGCACCAGCCCCCTGACCCTGACCGAGACGGTCGAGAGCCTCAACGGTTTCGAGGAGATCGCGATCGAGACCAACTTCGGTGGCGACATCGAGACCCTGCTGGAGACCAAGGCGACCAAGGCGTACCGCGCGCTGGTCGCGGTCACCCTGGCCCGCGGTGGCGCGAACGCCAAGGAGGCGAAGAAGCAGGCGATGAGCCTCACGATCAAGGAGGCCACCAACTACTTCGCGAAGGACGAGGAGGTCAACGAGGAGGACC